CAAGCATTTCCGATGATGCGTCAATCAACGAAACAAACAACTAATATACCAAAAATCACACATATGTATGATCCGGAAACCGGGAAGGATTTTGAAGTTAAACCAGAGGTTGCTAGCGCATTAACTAGAGATTATTCTGCTTTAATGAAAGCAATGGATTCTAAAAAAAGAAAATAGAAGTTTAAATTATGGGATATAAATTCGTACCTAAGTTTCTAGAAAATAATAATCAAACTGGATTAGGAATTGATTATAATTTTAACGCTTCTGGTATATTTACTACAAACTATAGTAATAATCAACAAGCCATTGCCAATTTAAAAAATTTACTACTAACAGTAGGTGGGGAACGATATCATAATATACAATTTGGTAGTGAATTACCTTATATAATATTTGAACCGAATGTAAATGAATTAAAAGAAGATATTTCGGAAATAATTATCTCTGCAGTATCTCGATGGTTACCATATATTAATATAACAGGTATTGATATTGTTACAGGTGAAGATGATCCTAATTTAAATCATAATATACAAATTACTATACGATTTACTACTAATTCAATAGATGAATCTAAAATAGTTATATTTGCAGAAGAAAATGGTATACTAACGATAGAATAATTACAATGAAAACAAAAAAAGACGTATCATATTTAGGTAAAGATTTTGGACAGTTTAGAACGAACTTAATTGAATTTACTAAACAATACTTTCCAAATAATTATACAGATTTTAATGAATCATCACCAGGCATGATGTTCATGGAGATGGCTGCATACGTCGGAGATGTCTTAAGTTTTTATGCTGATACGAATTTAAAAGAATCAATTTTAGAACAAGCTACTGAACGAGGTAATGTATATGATATAGCTAGATCTTTGGGGTATGAAGCAAAAAATACGATACCATCGAGTGTAATGTTAGATGTATATCAATTAGTGCCGGCTATAGGCACCGGAAATAATGTGCGTCCAGATTTTAATTATGCATTATCAATTAAATCTGGTATGCGAGTAAAACAAGCAGTTGGTAGTTCTCAATTTAGAACAACTGTACCGGTAAATTTTGCATTTTCATCATCAAATAATACAACTGAAGTAACTATATATGAAACTGATAATGTTACTAAAACTCCTACTTATTATTTATTAAAAAAACAAGTCCCGGCAATATCTGGTGAAGTTAAAACTGCAACATTTTCATTTGGTTCTCCAGTTGCATATGATAAAATTGTTTTATCAGATAATAACATATCTGAAATATTATCGGTTGAAGAATCGGATGGTGATAATTGGTACCAAGTTCCGTATTTAGCACAAGATACTATATTTGAACCAGTTCCAAATATAATAGAAAACGATCCGGAATTATATGTATATCGCAATACAACTCCATATTTATTAAAATTAAAAAAGACATCAAAAAGATTTATAACTCGTACGAGATCAGATGGTCGTACCGAATTGCAATTTGGCGCCGGTGTTTCATCTAATAACGATGAAGAAATAATTCCAAATCCAGATAATGTTGGAAATGGGTTAGCTGGTTTTAGAAAAAATGTAGATGTTGATATAGATCCATCAAACTTTTTATACACTAGAACATACGGCCAGGCACCATCAAATACAACATTAACAGTTACTTATACAGTTGGCAACGGTATTGCTGATAACGTTCCTTCTGGTACTATAACAAAAGTATCTTTTATAGAATTTTTTGTTGGCACAATAAGGAAGATCAGAAGAGTTATCG